CGTGTTGATGCTCAGTTGGTTGTCTTTTCCATTCCTGCAGAGAAAGACGCGAAGTTAAGCACATCTGAAATGACTTCAGGTATTGCCCCTAATTTTATTCATTCGCTTGATGCAAGCCATATGCTTGATACCATTAATAGAATGTATAATGATGGTATTGATTCTTTCTCTATGATTCATGACTCATTTGGATGTCATGCGAACGATGTACCTAAGATGCATAAGCACATTAGGGAATCGTTTGTAGAGATGTATGATAATTACAACCCAGCTATTGTACTGGCAGAAACTACTGCAAAGAAAACAGGTACACATGACTGGGAATCTTGTACAATTCATCCGCCTTCTAAGAGTTCTTTAGATATTCATGATGTGTTAACATCAGAATACTTTTTTTCGTGAGGTAATATGGGTAAAGATACCTTTGTTAGAAGAGGTAATGAAGACGCTCGTCAACTAGGCGGGGTCAATGCTGACTTAGATAAATGGGATTCCCAAGGTCGCAAACTAAGTGCGGGCAAAGGGGATCATGTTTCTGCAAGTCGGATTCATACTAAAAAGTATAGAGATGCCGTGGAAGCTAATGAGGCGTACACAAGAAATGAAATTACACTAGAAGAGTGGCGTTACATTGTTCATGGTATTAAACCAAAGGAGACAAAAAATGAGTAGAGTTTTGGTTGTAGGAGATACACATGCTCCTGTCATGCACCCTACATATGTTCAGTTTCTTGCCGATGTAAGAGATGAATGGTCGTGTGACACGGTAGTTCACATTGGAGATCTTGTCGATTGGGCAAGTATCTCTTATCATCCTAAGGCTCCAAGTCTTAAAAACAGTGAATTAGAATATCGTAAAGCGTATGAACAAGTTCAAATGTTATACGCAGAATTAGGACCTGATGTTACATGGTTCGTAGGTAATCATGATGCCCTAACAGAACGGCATGCTCAAGACTGCGGTCTACCTCTAAGCGTACTAAAATCATACGCAGATATATGGGGTGTCCAAGGTTGGGAAGTTATTCCACGTTTTGGTAGTAAGGTTATTGATGACGTTATGTATCAACACGGTGACAGAGGTTCTAGTGGACAGAGAAATGTAGCTTTTAATAATGCAAAAGCTCAGTTCTCTTCGATTGTGCAAGGACACTTTCACAGTCAAGCCGGAGTAGAGTTCTATAATAATGAACGCTTTAGATGCTTCGGTATGCAAGTTGGTTGTGGTATTGATGTAAAGTCTGCTGCAATGAACTATGGCAAAAAGTTTAATCAGAAACCCATTCTTGGGTGCGGAGTAGTTATAGACGGAGAGCTCGCTGTATTTGAGCCTATGCCGTTATGAAAGAAATTTTACAGAAATTAAGTTATTATGCTCTCACATTGGGAGTACCTTTCACTATAATACTACTCAATTGTTTTCTACTGAAGGAGATTATTTATGGCTAACAAATACGGAAAGTCTTTTGTTACACCTAACGCCACGGTTACTTGGGCCCACTTACACAAGCCTGATGTTAAGTTTGGTAATCCAAACCATAACATTACTGTTGAACTGACAGAAGAACTTAATACCCTTATTAACGATGCTGCAAAGAAATGCAACTTCGCTAAGGTATCTAAGGTCAATGGTGTGTCTGAACGGGATGGAGTCAAATTGCTCAAAGTTAAGAACAGTCAGTACGCTAAGGATAACCCTAGTGCATCTATGTTCCCATGCTTTGACTCGCAAAACACAAAGACTACTGATACTCCCTTTGGTGGGGATGTAGTTCGTTTGCGTTTGGTTCCAGCACTTCTTGAAAGAGATAACAGCATGTCTCTCTATCTTGATGGTGTTCAAATTATTGAAAAGAACGAGCAAGGTTCTGCGAGCAGCGGCTTCGATAAGGTCGAAGGCGGTTATGTTTCGGAGAAGGTTGCTGCCGCAATGACTGAGGAAGCAGAGCCCGAAGAGGGCGCGGACATGCCATTCTAATGAATGCATAAGCTGGCTATCAAGCCGCTTAGTATGAATGAAGCATTCATGGGCAGAAAACGCAAGTCTGCTAAGTACAGAAACTATGAAATTAAGTTACCCAAAATGCTCCCAAAGCTCAGGATACCAAGGACAGGTCCTCTGTCCTTGCGTATCCGGGTTGGGTACAGTAATAGAGCTTCTGACATTGACAACTGCCTCAAGCCCTTCATAGATGTCTTACAAAAACATTATGGCTTTAACGATAATAGAATATACTATCTTGAAGTTACTAAGGTTAAGACGGAGAAGAGTAAAGAATACATATCATTTAAGCTAACCGGCTTATCGCAAGAACCAGTAGATTAACGAGATCCCCTTTCAGCAATGGAAGGGGATTTTTTTATCGGAGAATTATGAAAAACGAAGAAGAAATTACTTTTGTTGTAGACAGGGAACAATGCCCTGAATGCAATCGTCAAGGCAAGGACACATCCTGTGACAACCTTGCTAGGTATAATGACGGTCATGCTCACTGCTTTGCTTGCGGTTATCATGAAAACGCCAGCGGTTCTTATGTCAAGAAAGCTGTTAAGGTAGAAGGCAACTGGAATCCATACAATGGATACTATACTGATCTAGAAGATAGACAGATTAACGTGAAGACTTGTAGGCTCTATGGCTACAAGTGTGCTAAGGTGGGTGAGCAAGATTTCCAATTCTGGAATGCTTTCAAGGATGGAACTCTCATTGCTCAGAAGCTACGTAAGAATGACACAAAGGACTTCAAGTGGGTAGGCAACAGTCGTAACCCTGAGCTCTTTGGTCAAGGTCTATTCAAGATGAACGGTAAACGACTTGTTATCACAGAAGGCGAGATTGACTGTCTTACAGTGTCTCAGCTCATGGAGAACAAGTGGCCAGTTGTCTCTCTACCTAACGGTGCAGCCAGTGCTGTACGAGACATTAAGAACAACTATGATTTTGTTGCATCGTATGAAGAAGTAGTCTTACTCTTTGACAACGACGATGCAGGACGTGAAGCAGCCAAGGCTGTTGCAGATGTCTTGCCTCCGGGCAAAGCTAAGATTGCTAAGATCATGCTTAAGGATCCCAATGAGCACCTGCTTGCTGGAGAAACCAAGAGTCTTATCAATGCTATCTGGGAAGCCCAGCTATACAGCCCAGACGAAATCTTGCACGTCAGTAATGTTATTGCTGATAATAATACCAACACTGAAGTGTGGTCTATTCCTTGGCCCGGACTCAATGAGTTCCTTATCGGTCAGCGTAGCGGTGAGATTACGCTCTGGACATCAGGTACAGGCTCAGGCAAGAGTACCATTGTGCGTGAGCTAATCTACTCCCACTTGAATGAGAATCGTAGTGTGGGTGCTATTATGCTAGAGGAGACACCGCAGGAGACTGTGGATGATATTGTTTCTCTTCATATTAATAAACCTATTCGATCTATTCGAGCAGCCAATACCATGAATGATCTTAGAGAAAACATGGGTGTTGAACGTGTTGATTACACTGTGTGCAATGACTACTCAGAAGATGAGTATATGGGTGCTAAGAAATGGCTATCGGAGACAGGGTTCTATGTTTATGATCATGAAGGTCACAACGCTATGCAAAATCTCTTGCAAAGAATGGAATTTATGGCTGCCAGCTTGGGAGTCAAGGTTATTGTTCTTGACCACATTACTGCGGCAGCTACCGCTATGATGGCCTCAGAAGATAATAATAGCGAACGCTTACTGATCGATACTCTTATGAAGGGTATTCGTTCCCTCTGTGTGAGGACAGGTGTTCATGTTGATATTATCTCACAATTGAAGAAGACTGACAAGCCCTACGAAGAAGGCTCTCGCATTACCTTGCAAGACCTTCGTGGCTCAGGCTCTCTTTCATCCGTTCCTAATACCGTTATTGGTTTGGAACGTAATCGCCAAGCAAGTAACCATGATGAAGCCAACACTACTGTTGTTCGTGTTCTTAAGAATCGTTTGACAGGTAGGGCTGGAGTTGCTACAGGTCTGTTCTACAGCCATAATACTAATCGGCTGGAAGAAGTAGATCCTACGTTCGTAGGAGGAGTGCCGGAGTTTGCCAGTGCCTAAACCTAAATTTACTTATGAAGTATCTATGGGCTTTATGCAGATCTTAAGGTTAATTCTAACTCACCCTGATCGTAAGTCTTTTCTTACACGGGACCTGAAGGCAGCATTCACATGGATTATGAACACTCTAAAAGAACATGAGAAGATATGAAACAAAAAGTCTTTGTCTTTGACATCGAAACAAACGGCTACAATGAACTAAAGATTAATCAAAAAGGTCAGGTGTTTACTGAATGCACTACTGTTCACTGCCTTGTAGTTATAGATTTAAATACAAGGGCTGAGCATGTTTTCTATCCTCATCAGATTCAAGATGGTATTGATTTCCTAGCCACAGGAGATGTGTTAATTGGTCACAATATCATCAACTATGATCTTCCTGTCCTCAAAAGACTTCACAATGCTGAAGTCCTAGAGGACAAGAAGGTTATAGATACAATGCTTATGGCTATGCTTTTGTATCCTGATAGGCAAACCAATGAAGCAAAGGGCTATGGCCTCAAGGCATTGTCCCAAGCTTTTGGATTAGATAATCAGAAATCAGAGTATGAAGGATCGTGGGAAGACTTCAATGCATCTATGCTTAAGTATTGCATACAAGATGTAAAAACAAATGCAGATTTATTTAATGTGTTAACTGAAAAGTGTAAGCATGTTCCTGCAAATGTGATGAAGTTTGAGCATGCTTTTGCTAAGATCATTGCAGGCCAAACCGGCAGAGGCTGGTGGTACAACTTTAAGTTAGGTGAGCAAATCTTATTCAAGCTGCTCTCAGACAAGCGAGGCATTGAAGATGACCTTCGTAAAATCTTTCCTGACAAGAAAGAGTACCTTAAGTCTGTAGCATACTACGTAGATCCTGAAACCAACCTGCAGTACTTGACAAAAGGAGAGGTCAAGGGCAAGGGTTCTAGCGTTATCAAGGAACGCTTGGTTAAAGGTCCTAATAAGTTTAAGCTTATTCCCTTTAATCCCGGTAGCTCTCAACAGATTGTAGAGAGATTTAAGGAGAAGTACACTTGGGAACCCAAGTACAATCCTGAAACTGGAAACCCTGTATGTGATGTGCAGGTACTTAAGGAACTAGATTTTCCAGAAGCCAAGTTACTGCTTGAGTATCGAGACTTAGATAAGCTTCGGGGTCAAGTAGAAGATTGGAATCTTAGGGCTCAGTATTCTAGGGACAATAGAATACATGGCTCTCTGAATACATTAGGTACAGTTACTGGTAGAACCAGTGCAAGCCAACCTAACATTCAGCAAGTGTCTAGTAACAAAGAGGCTCGCTCCCTATGGGGCCCTAGCCCAGGTATGGTACAAGTGGGTTCAGACCTATCTGGTCTAGAGCTTAGGTGCCTCGCACATTACATGCATCCTAACGATGGTGGTCAGTATGCTCATATTATTCTTAATGATGATATTCATACTATGAACCAGAAAGCTGCAGGTCTTCAAACAAGAAACCAAGCTAAGGTCTTTATCTATGCCTTGATCTATGGTGCAGGCAATACAAAGATCGGCTCTATCATTGACGGCTCCTCTAAACAGGGTGGTCAGATGAAGAATCGTTTCTTTGAGAATATCCCAGCACTTAAGAAGCTTATAGATAATGTTACTACCCAAGCCGGTAGGCAAGGTAATATTAAACTACTTGATGGTAGGGTAACGCCTGTCCGCTCTGTACATAAGGCACTAAATGTGCTGCTTCAGGGTGCAGGTGCTATTGTATCTAAGATGTGGTGCATTACTGCTAATCGTATGATTCAAGAAGCGGGACTCCCAGCATATCAGATTGGCTTTATCCATGACGAAATGCAGTGGGAGTGTCAAGAGAAATATGCTGAAGAAGTGTCTAATATTCTGGTTGACGCAGCTGAGGAAGCTGGTAAACTGTTGAATATTCGTATGCCTATTGCAGCAGAAGCAACTATCGGTAAAAACTGGTCGGAGTGTCACTAATGAAGATTTATATAGCAGGCCCTATGTCGGGCCATCCTGATAATAACTATGGTGCTTTTCTTCGTAAGCAAGAAGAACTAGAAGCAGCACGATGGGAAGTCATTAATCCTTGTGAGATGGACTTAAAAGAGGGCTTAAAGCCTGACGTAGAGTTCACACGGGAAGACTACATGAAGGCAGCTCGTAGAGATTTAAAAGCACTCAAGACTGTAGACGCAATATACATGATGTCTGGTTATGAAAATAGCCCCGGTGCTAACTGGGAATGGGCATATGCTAAAGAATTAGGTATCTCAATTTACTATGAGATCCCTTTATGTGGAATTGAAATATGAGATTAATCGGACTAACAGGACAAGCAAGAGCAGGTAAGACTCATGTGGCTAGACAGCTCATGGCTATTGCCTTTTCTAAGGGGTTTGTACCTGAGCTTGTTTCTTTTGCTGATCCTATCAAAGATGCAGCAAAGGAGCAAGGGCTTACAAAAGAAAAAGATCACGTAAAATACAGAAAGTTTTGCCAAAAGTTTGGAGCAGAGAAACGTTCCGGAGATCCTAGCTTTTTCTTGGATGAGGCACAAATGAAGATTCTTACAGCTATTGATAATGAAAACCTTGATATTGAATGTAATGAGAAATACTGGGAACGTATTATTATCATTGACGATGTTCGGTATCAGAACGAGGTAGACATGATCCTAAAACAAGGTGGGCAGCTTATGCATATCTGTGCTGGAGAACGATTGCCTTACCCCAAAGCAAGGTGGAGAAACCACGAATCAGAAAAGCTAGCTAAGTCTCTTGACAAGACTCAAGGCGTACAGCATCGTATCGAACGATTCTTTAACGTAAAGATGCCTTGGGAAGGTCCAGTGCAACATGACATGTATTGGATGACAAACGAGACTTCCTTAGAAGATCTTGAGCAGCTAGTTAAACTGGTTGCACCTTTTGTTTTAGGACTCAAAGTTGTAGCCTCAGTAGATAAAGAAGAGGTATACTTAGATGACTTAACAGAAGAAGAAAAAGAAGAGCTGTTGAGACAGATTCACACTGCACTTCGAGATCTGTTTGATAAAAATAATGATGATTTTCTAACTAATGAAGGATTGGATTTCTATGACCCAGACGAAGACGACTCCGACGAAATGCATAATTGACGGAGATTGGTTAGCCTACACTGCTGCATGCTATGCAGATAATGAGGGCTACGATTATTTAGAGGATCGCATTGAGTACGACTTAAAAGACTTATCCTCTAACTTTGAGACTACATACATTGCATTCTCATGCAGTCGTGAAGATAACTTCCGTAAGGCTTTTTGGCCTTTGTATAAGAATAACAGAAACAACAAACCAAAACCAGTATTCTTAGGTGATGCGTGTGCTTACGCTACAGCCTCAGATTCTGTGGAGAAAAGCGTTGCAATTGATCGACTGGAAGCCGATGATATTGTCTCCATGCTCGTTTCTAATGGGCTTTGGACTTCTATTGGTGTTGATAAAGATTTTAGAACTGTTGCTGGTTGGCATTGGAATCCTCGAAAAGAAGATGAACCAGTTTATGTCAGCAAAGAAGAAGCAGAACTAAACGAATTGACCCAGTTAGTGTCAGGAGATTCCTCGGATAATATCTGGGGTATCTTTGGACGAGGCCCAGCTTGGGCTAAAAAGGTTTTAAGCGGCTCTTTATCTATTGAAGATAAGGTTAAAGAGATCAGACAGGAAAATAGAGATGCTTGGAACAACGTTAAACCTAAATATGAAGAGAAGAAAAAGAACGCAATGGCAGCAGGGTTTACTGATCCTGATGACTATTTAGATTCTCAATTCATCTCTCTTCATTTGCTTAGGCCTGAAGAATACGACAAGGAAACTAAGGCTATTACGCATAAGATGCCGTGGTAGCCCACTTAGTTCCAACAAAAGAACAGCGAAAAGACATACAACTAGTCTCTCCTTGGCCCTTGGAGGGGGCTCACGCCCCCTTTAAGGTCTTTCGAGAGACAATATCAAGGAGAAACAAATGTCTGAAGTAATGGAAGAAGTGCAAGAAGTTAAATCAGAGGCTAATACAAATAGCCAAAATGTAGTAGACCTATTAAATGGTTTAGCTAAATGCGTTCAAACCTTAGTTGAAGTTACCCCAAAGGCTCCTGTAGGAGATCGAAGTCTTATTATCGGTTTAACGGTTCAGATTGATGCAATCTTAGGAATGTATCACGAGGCCATTGAAGACGTAATGGGCAAAATTGAGGACGGAACTAAGGAAAAAGAAGAAGAGTCTTCAGAGGACTGATATGACTATAGAGCTTTTAACTACACTAGGCGGCACATTGGCTGGCTATGTAATGAAACTCTTAGCTATTCGTTCTCAGAATCAGCAAGATTTATTAATGACTTCCCTAAAACTTAGGGAAGTTTCAGATCAGTCCGCTGATAAGGCAGCAGCAAGAGTTTCATCTAAGGCTGGTAAGTTTGTAAGGCGGTTTATTGTTATTGCAATTTTATTTGCAGTGGTATTCCTGCCCTTACTTGCTCCGTTGTGGGGCCTCCCAGTAATCTTAGAGAATGACGTACAAGGTACTAGCGTTCTGTGGGGTTTAATTGCTGAACCAACCACCAAGGTCTTTACTGAGATCAATGGTGTGGTTCTTATCCCTGAGCTACGACAAGTGCTTCTTGCTATTGTTGGGTTTTACTTTGGCACAAGCAGTGCTAAACCATGATGAGATTATTATTACTCCTTGCAACTGGATGTTCCAGTACACCTCAAGTAGAATATGAAACCCTTAACCCTAAACTACCGCCAACCATCGACCCTGACTCTTCTTTGTGTTTTGTAGTATTACTGTTATTACTACTATTAGCAATGATGTTTCAGCAAAATAGAGATTAAACATGGTTGACATTTCAGAAGTAAACAACTGGCTAGAATTAATAGCCGTTATTGGCGGTGTTATATGGGCTGCGGGTAAATTGCAAGGAGTATTTGCATGCATGCACGACACTGCTGCTAGATTAGACAATGCGGTTGGGAGATTAGATAAATCTCTTGTCGCATTAGAAGAAAGATTACGATCCTTAGAGAATAAAGTCTCACGGATTGAAGGTGAGATAAAGGATTAAATATGCTTACTAAATTTGTAGAATGGATGGAGCTTGGGCTCATTGGATTTGTAGGAGGCATCAAAGTTTCCGTTAGAACTGCAGCAGATTTCTTGGTCAATAGATTACAGGACCTGCAAAACTGGATTGGAAGAATCTTATGATTAAGAAATTTCCATGTGCGTGTGGTCGAACCACTAGCTATCAGGGCAAGAGTGCTGAGAAGTACGTCAATAGCTCACCAATGAAGAAAACACCAAAGGGCTCTAAGAAGCGATGAATATAGAGGCAATTCACAAAGAGATTGATCAATGGATACAAGAATACCTTGATGTTCCTAGTGAATTCTATAACGGCTTAAAGCCTTGTCCTTTCGCGTTAAAAGCGTGGAGAGATAATAAGACTAAAATAATTATAGGCGATGCGTCTACTGTCGAAGAAGAGATCTCTAACTGGGACTCTTCTTACGAGCTGGTAGGCATTGCTTACGATCCGGAACTGTGGTCAGATGAAGATGCAGAAAGCTGGGCAGATGTCCGTAACAAGACACTAGCCCAGGACAATCTGTACTTAATGGTATCTGCATCTCAAGACGAAGTTGAGGATCCAGATTACGACATGGAACATTTACCATGTCATGTGGATTTTGTGTACGGGCTTGTGTTTATACAAAGCCTATCGGAACTGAACAAGTACTCGGAAATGCTCAACAAACAGGGCTACTACGATCATTGTTCTAAAGATTTTATGGATTATATCAATACTAGAAAGAGAGCTGAACATGCGCGGAAGAAAGAAAATGGGTAAGAAAAGTGCAGGCATGAAGCCTAAGGGCATCATGGCTGACGCAAAGGTTACTAAGAAGAAGAAGAAGGTTGCTCGTCGTAAGAAGATGTAATCTAAAAGCGGAGACAGGATATGGCTAAAAAGAAAAGCGGTGGTAAGAAGGATGCTTGTTATCACAAGGTAAAGAGTAGATATACAAAGTGGCCTAGTGCATATGCTTCTGGAGCTCTTGTTAAATGCCGTAAAGTTGGGGCAAAAAACTGGGGCAATAAAGGCAAGAGTAGGAAGAAGTAATGGCTAAGAAAAAGGCTAACTTTAGTGCAGAGAAGAAGAAGGGTCTACACGGCTGGTTCTCTCGTAACAAAGGGAAGGGCTGGGTAGACTGCAAGACTGGTAAAACATGTGGTCGGAAGTCAGCAAAGGGCGGCAGCAAAAGACCATATCCTGCCTGTCGCCCTACCAAGGCTATGTGCAACTCTGCTAAAAGCAAGAAAAAAGGTCCTGCTTCAATCTCATGGAGTAAAAAGAAAAAAGGAAAATAATATGGCAAAGAGCAAGAAAAAGGGAGCCATGAAGGGCTGCAACATCGGCAACAAGTGTAAGAGCAAAGCTGGTGGTTTAACTGCTAAGGGCCGTGCCATGATTAATAAAAGAACAGGGTCTAACTTAAAAGCACCTCAACCGGGGGGTGGGTCAAGAAAGAAATCATATTGTGCCCGCTCAGCTGGACAGATGAAGAAGTTCCCTAAGGCTGCTAAAGATCCGAACAGCCGCTTAAGAAAAGCTCGTAGGAGATGGAAATGCTAATAACTTTATTATTATCCGTATTAGCTGGTCCTCCTGCTAACCCTGACACTGTAGAGATGTGGGTAGATGACTTAGGTAGACTTACTCCGTTTGGACGTACGTTCGATGTGTACATCCAGACCGGATTTGACCCTGAGTTTTCCCAACCAAATGGCAGCCCACGCCCTCCGTACACTATTGGCAGCACCAGAGGCAGCGAAGTGCCTACTCGTGCGTTTGCGTGGACTGTTGAGGGTGACGTGTTCAAGAACCGCAACGACGCAACCTACCCGTTCCTTGAGAACTGCCCTGAGTGTATTGACTACTGGGAGCAGTACACCAGCATTGCTTGCCCTACACCGGGCGAATATTGGGACTGCATCCAAGGCAACCCGCACCAGCGTTGGATGTACCTTGGTCAGAACCACACCCCAGTCAACTGGGACACGGTGAGCGGAGTGCCCAATACCTTCGATCAGGTAGGGCTGGAATACTTCTGGGCTGACTCTTGGATCTTGCACGGTGAACCCGGCAAGAAGTATGGAGCCTTCAGCCAACTCAAGTATCCGCAGGTGCAGGCTCAGTACACGGATCTTATTGAATCCGACACGCTGATCTTCTGGCCGCACCGTCAGACCATCGTGGGTGAGGTCTGCTGCGATTCACCCAGCCAAAATGACTACGCCGATCTGATCATGTGGAGGGGCTATAGCGTGGACTGGGAGAGCGAGAAGCATCCCGGTTCGTTCCACATTGCCCGCTTCACTGGTCCTGACTACTTCGGTAGTGGTGGGGTTATAAGGTTCGCCTGCAACCAAGGTTACAACTGTGACCGAGCGCCGTACTTCGTGGACTACTACCCAGACAACAGCTGTCCTTCTGATTTAAATGAGGATGGTATGGTAGGATTTCAAGATTTATTAAAAGTTCTTGCAGATGTTGCCGCTTTTAAGTATCATCCACAGACAAATAATGGCTTTAATGCCGTACTCAAAGTTTTATCTGAATGGGGAGAATGTAATGAGTGAAATGTATGATCCAAGAGCATCCTTACTTAAAGGTATTGAGGAAGCTCTTAAGAGTAATGCGGGTGGTATAAGAAATGCCCATCCTTGGATTGTCCCTTTGTGGACAGCCCTTAATAATACCAAATCTGTAATCAATCAATTAGAAGCTGAGATTGAAGAATTCAAGGCTGAGATTGAGGAACTTAAGAAACCTAAAGTAGGAAGACCAAGAAAAAAGACAGATGCAAAAAAGAATGATTCTGGGGTTTTGGAAACCTGAAACTTTCGTAGACCATTGGTATATTTCTTTAGCCTCCCCTAAGTATGCTCATTGTGCGATACTATTGGGTCACTGGTACTTGGGCACATGGCCTGAAGGAAATGCTTGGGTTTCTTTGAAAGATCCGACCACCGAGGAGAGATTTAGTAAGCCTGATATGGCTTTCGATTTTGGGCCTACGGATAAAGAGATTGATGATTATAAATATCTTGAATCTACGCGTCTACCTGTAATAGATACACTACTGTTTAATATTATAAGGGAATCTACAGGACACGCGCTTTATCCTAAGCCTCAAAATAACTGCGTACATTGCTGTAAGCAGGTACTCAGAATATGGGATGATGATATCCAAACTCCAGATGAGTTATACGAAAGAGTTAAGAATGAAACAACAAGACTGGCCTTTTATCGACAAGAGGCTGATTGAAATTCTAGAAGAAAAGTTTAAACTTACAGACGATGTTTTAAGCAAAAGTGAAAGCGAACGTTTTCATTTGGCTGGACAGAGGTCTGTAGTGGCTTTACTTCAAAACCAATTTAAAATTCAAAAGAAAAAATAAAGGTGTATTATGGCAGACGGTGATCCAATTTACGATAGAGAAGGCAACATTGTTGGTTACGAAGGCATGGAAGCTGAAGAGGTAGGCATTACGGACGAGATGGGAAACATTATGATTCCCGGTCCAGCTACCTTAGATCCAGACATGATCGATACTGACGATTTAGTTGATGAAGAAGCACTGAGAGCAGAAGCTAAAGAAGTCTCTGAATTCCTTGCAGCCCAACTTAAGCAGCAAAGAAGTGATCAAAAAGGGGCGGCGATGGCAGCAGCTCGGTTAAGAGACAACAAGGCTAAAGAAGCTGCAAGCAAGGCTGAAGTTCAAAGAATTAACAAGGAACGTCAACAAGAAGTTTCTAAGCTTTCTAGAGGTCAGGCTATGAGAAAAGAAATGCTTGACCGTAGAGGCAAGGGCGGCAGAAGAGGCCGTATGTTTAAGCGACTTAGCGCATTTAGAATTCCAGATGGTTCAGGGTTGCCCGGACAAGGTGGCCAAGGAACCATGTTTAACTGAGGTACTATAAATGGAAATGGCAGAAAAATCTATCGAGGATCGCTTCTTTGCATTCGATTCTCTTCGCACAGCAAAGCTAGACAGAGCGAGGGGTTGTTCTGCATTAACATTGCCTGAGTTGTTACCACCTATTGGCTACTCTGAGACTGAGCAACTGGTTACTCCATACTCTAGCATTCCCGCTAGAGGAGTCAATGCTCTAGCCTCTAGAATCATGAGTGCGCTTTTGCCTCTCAATGATTTGCCATTCTTTAGGTTCTTTCCTAAGACTGGTGAGTACCCTCCTCTGGAAACTCAGGAATACCTTGAGTCAATGGCTTCTAAATTACATAAGAAGTTAAATAGTAAGAATCTTAGAGAATCCATCTACCAAGCTCTCCAACAACTGTTGGTCCTTGGTGATGCCTTAATGATTCTTGAGGATGACATGATCTTTAGAACTGTAAGGTTAGATCATTACGTCATTAAACGTAACCATAGAGGTGAAGTAATTGAGATTATCTATCTAGAGCATGCAGCTAAATCCAGCACTACAGGTGCTATGGAAGACGCTCACAGCCCTGGAGTAGTGTATCAAGCATCAGTCACTAAGAAAGGTTATGATACTATCTTTAATAGATTGGTATGGAATGACGAGGCAAAGCATTGGGAAGTCAGTGTAGAGAAGAATAAGGAAATTATTTCAGAAGGAATCTATAAGGTTCTCCCGGTTATTGCACTGCGATGGCAGTCAGTTACAAATGAGAACTACGGTAGATCCCATGTTGAGATGAATATTGGTGATATCAAATCCTTAGAGTCTTACACTGCAGCCCTTATTGAAGGCCTCTCGGCTAGCTCCGCATTCTGGATGGCTGTAGATCCATCAGGCATTACTGCCCTTGATGATATTTCTACCCAGCCTAATGGTACTTGGGTTTCAGCAAGACAGCAAGACGTCTTTGCTATTACTCCTTCTAGTACCATGAACCCTCAAGTATCTTTAAGTATGCAAGCTGTGGAAACCATGCGTAAAGAGGTGGCTCAAAGCTTCCTCATGTCTGGTAGTGCTATCCCATCTGGTGACAGAGTGACGGCTACCGCAGTGCGTATGATTGGACAAGAGTTAGAGCAAGTCTTAGGTGGGGTGTTCTCGTCTATTGCTAGAGACTTATTGGTTCCAATCGTAAAAAGAACATTCTACTTAATGGTAGATAATAAAGAAGTTGATGAACGCTTAGTGTCCGAATTCCAAGATGAAGACTCAGGTGTTCTGTCTGTTGATATTGTTACTGGTCTGCAGGCTCTTAGTAGAGAGTCTGACAGAGAGCGTCTGATGGCTATGGGCGAGATGATTCGCAACCTCCCACCAGAAGCTATTCAAAACTTTAAGTTTGATGAGTATGCAAGAGCTCTTATCACAAGCCTTGGCTTTGATCCTAGAAATTGGGTCAAGAGTCCTGATGAGCTTGAGGAAGAGAAAGAGGCAGCAATGGCCGATCAAGCCAAGATGCAAGCCGTTAATGCCATGACTACTGCTCATGCTCAGAACAGTGCAACACAAATGCAACAACAAGGTCAACCTGCAGCAGCTCAACAAGTCAATGAAGCTGTTCAGCAAATGATGTAACCAAGGAGATAATACATGGAAGAAAATACACAAGTACCACAACCAGCTCAGCCTAGTGTTGAGCAGCAAGTCCAAGCACCTAATACTGAACAACAGGCTACGGCTCCTCCCCAATTGAGTGCCGAAGCTCAGCAGTATAACTATGAGCGAGACATGTTTGTTAAAGGTGCTCAGGGCAGCATGGACTTGCCCGGAAACTTTAAAGACTTTGGAGATTACTTTGATTCATTGAAGGAAGCCCAAGGTCAATATACACAAGCCAGACAAGAGATCTCAACATTGAAAGCCCAAATGGCTACCGATGCTTTAGCTCAACCAGCCCCTGAAGTTCAGGAAGGTGAGCAGGGATCCTATGATGGCTTCTTAAATATTCCAGATCCATCTGAGGTCCTTAAGGCCAAGGCTCTGGAAGATTTAAAATATGCTTCTCAACCAAGAGAAGTTACTACAGAAATGACTGATGCATGGTCACAAGAATACATGCAGAATCAGGGACAGTTTACATCTGAAACCCTTCAGTCTATTAAAGAATCATTTCCCGGTGTAAGTGATGATATGATTTACACCTTCTATCAGGGTATGAAATCTATTTAACAGCAGAATGTTAGCAAGGCAGTAAGCGTTGCAGGTACTCCTGATAAATTGAAACAAGTTATTGCTTGGGCAGCGGAAAATTTAAGTGCTGAAGAAAGAGTTGCAACGAATGAAGCACTTGCTGGTCCCGGTTCCGAGTATGTACTACGTGGTTTGATGTCGCGTTATGAGGCTGATTCAGTCTCTATGCGAGCTGAAGAACCACAACAAGTCCCCGGCAGAGTTGCTAATGCAAGTGCTGTTGAGGCAGTCCAAGGGTTTGCTAATCCGCATGAAATGAATGGCGCTATGAGGGATCAACGATACGTTCAAGATCCTGAGTATAGAGCCTTTGTCTCTCAAAGATTAGCAATGACTCCTTGGTTAACAAATGGCGGTAATTGAGCGACCGCCGACTCGGATGAGTTATAACAAGACTAGAAACTAGTGATTAGTATTCAAGATGTTACGATATAACAACTCCCCCGGGTAAAGCTGACTCTCTAACGAGAACAATCAGCTCTGGGTTTATCTATTTTTGCTCTAGCTAATTATTTAAACCTAAAAAGGAAAATTAAAATGCCAACTTTTAATAATTCACATTCACAACCTAACCTCAATCTTGTTAGATGGGGTGCGAAATCTGGAGATGCTACAGCTGCTATCAAGCAAGTCGGTTTAGAGGCCGGAATCGGAGATATGAATCTCTGGCTTAATACTTGGGCTGGTGAAGTTCTTCACTCTTATGATGCCTATAATGTCTTTGAAGGCTTAGTCGATCAAAGAACCATTGACTCTGGTACTACTATTGAGTTCCCAGTGACTGGCACCATTGCTCTTAAAGACGCTTGGGAATCAGGCGAAGAGCTTTCAGGTGGCGGTTCAACGACCTCTACCTTTACGATCTCATTAGACCGTAGACCTATCGCTGCTCACTTCGAGCTCGATAACCTTGACTTAATGCGTGAGCAGTTCGAATTCCGATCTGAGCTCGCTCGTCAAGCTGGTCTTACGCTTGCTAATGAAAGAGATCGTCAATTAGCTCGGCTTCTTCACAGCTGCTCTATTGAGGGCTCTAGAGTCCATAAGAGAGAAGGGGAAACTCCTACCGCAGATGTTGATACCTCAGGTGATTACGAGGGTATGGATACCCGCTATAGCGGACGTATTTACAATCCTGATAGTACTACTCACTTTGATTCCTTAAGTGGCGAAAAGCAAGGCCTCTTTGTTCTTGCTGCCATTGAGAAAGAAATGGTCAAGTACAAGGAATTAGATATTCCTGATACCGGCTTGGTCTGTGTGATCCCTGCTAATGTCTTTAACGAGATTCGTCGATTGGGTATCGCTTCTGTTTCTCATGTTGCTCCTAACGGTGTAGGTAACGTGGCTGGATCTATGTTTAGTCAAGGTGGATACAGCGATCCTCTGTTTATGGGTATTGCTCAAGCTACTAGCATGAGTTCTACCCTTGACTACATGGGTTGCACCATCATGGCTTCTAACCACATTTCTCAAGCACAAGGTAATTATGTTGCTGGTGATGCTAACTATCAGGTTGCATTAAGCCCATTCATTAACCCTGCTGATGGTGATGATCAAGCTGATGCAAACCGAGCACTTCAAGGTAACTTTAGAGGAGCTATCTTCTCTAGAGGTGCTATTGCTTCGGTTCGTAAGCAAGGTCTGAAGGTTGATACGGTTGAAGACGTTCGTAGAAATACCGTGTTTACGGTTGCTTCCACCTACATGGGTGGCGGTATCTTGCGTCCTGAGCTTTGTGCTTCCATTTGGAATTTGTCTGGTGTAACTACCGACGGCAATAATAACTTTGTTAACAACGGTTTTGATAACCGCGCGTCAAGAGAAGCGTTTAACGCTGGTACTGACGTTCAGATCTCGGTCTGATATACATTTTAATCCCAATCCCCTTGGCTTAACGGCTAAGGGGATTATTTTTTATTTTACTATTTAAAGAGAGGTACATATGTCCGCAACAGATAGCTTAACTGAATTAGAAGCTGTAAACTACATGTTAATTAGTGCTGGTGAACAGCCAGTAGCAGCGTTAGGGACAGCTGATCAAGGTACTGATACGGTTACTGCACAGTTTATTCTTAACGACGTAGTTACTAAGGAAGTCCAAGAACGAGGCATCGATGAGAATGTTTATGAAACAATCATTGCTGCAGCAGGAGGTGGTAGCACAGTGACCCTGCCAGCAGGAACTATTGATGCTTACCTCCAAGACTTACTTGAGGTTACTGACTCTAGTGGTGAAAATAAAGGTCAAATGAATGTCGCTGTTCGTGACGGTAAACTCTTTAATGTGACTTCTCAAACTGATGACTTTAGTGCTTATACGAGTAAGGTTAGCGATCAAGGTGGATTTAGATTGGTTGTTAAGGTGTATCTCCCCTTTACTAGCCTTAATGTAAACACTAGACGTATGGTCATGGAAGAGGCTGCAAGACGATATCAAATGCTTACCCAAGGTGCTACCAATGTGGACGCTATGCTTAGCGGTAGGGCTCAACTCTCTAGAGCTCAAGGTAGATCTAATGATATTAATAATAAAGGCAGAAATCTCTTTACAGGTGACTTCAATAGGTACTTTGCTGTCAGTAGAAACAATTTCCCTAGATCAGGATCTAACATTTCAGATAGCGTGAGAAGGGGATACTAATGCCTACACAGAAGACAACAATTAAGATGCCCTCATTCTCTGGGGGTGTGGCAAAGACTGCTCCCAGTAAGAGAAGACCTGACCAAGTAGAGGAAGCTGATAACGTATTCTTATCCCTTGAACGTAGCAGTGAGAAGAGACATGGCACTACCTTTGTTAAAAGCGATAACCGATCTGGTGGAGACTTAAACATTACTGAGCCTACAGCAGGAGAGCTAATCTTTGAAAACTTTAGATTAGATAAAGACAATAGCATCTTTGTTGTCGTTAATCCTGCAGCTGCTGCAGCTAATGTTGTTCAGTTGTTTAACATGCAGACAGGTAATAAAATTACTGCCTCTTCTTTAAATGATACCAATGGTAACATGACAAAGTTGAAGACCTACTTGAACATTGGATCCGGAGCTTACAGTGATAAGATTAAGGTTCTTAGAGTTCAAGACTCTCTTGTTATTCTTAACACTGAAGCTGAAGCTAAGTTTAAGTTGACGGATGAAGGTCAAGAGTTAACCTATGAAGCTTTGGATAGGTTTACTGTTAGAGAGGAGGGAGGTATGAGTAGTTCAAATCAAACTAGGCTTTTTAACGGAACACCTCCTTTTATGGCCGATCAAGCGGCAGTTAAGTATCATGGCTCAGATGACGCTAGTTCTGACTCTTCAGCTAGCGATAAAAGATTTTTTGAGTATAACTTTACAAATGACTTATCATTTGTACAAGCATTAGGCCGAAAAATATACATAGGATCTGATGGGGCAAATCAAGCTGCTACAGGAGACGGTTCAGATCCCGTAGATACTGCTCCAGCTGTAGGTAATATAGACTATATTAATTATCCCTATGGATTTTTCCCTCTTTATAAATTAGTTAGTCGGTATGATTCTCAATTTACTCAAACAGATTTTGCAGGTGCTACTTCTTCGCAATTAGGAAATGTTGATTACTGGGAAGAGTTTGGATATATTCCTTCTGATAATAGAGATAGAACTTATAACTCTACTTTTGCTAGTATTGCTGATAATCAAAACTCAGTTAGCGTAGGAAAGTATTTAGACTTAGGCGGTAGTCCTGACTCTTTACGGTTTAGTAATGCTCTTAGTTCTAGTGTTGTTGAAGGCATTACTACTGCTAATTGGCCCGTAACCCGAACACCTTTTGTTCGTAATAAGAGTGAAGTTAGGGATGCTATGAAAGCTTTACATAGCGAAGGTGTAGATGATGTTACTTGGGTATTCAGAGATGGAGAATCTTTAGATTATAAACAACGATTTGGAGCGCATTACTTGCTAGGAAATCCTGCTGATGGTGATGGGTTTATCTTTTATATTAGAGAAAAAAGCGGTCCTTTTCCTTCAGGCTATTATAGAACTATTTCAACTCCTATTGATTACGATCTATACGGAGGAGAAGAAGGCAAAATTGTTAAAGAATTTAAAAGATTTGGTAATCCAAGCGGCGGTAGTACTTTTGGTGAAAATGACCACGGAGTCCCTGTATACCAAACAATTAGACCTGAACCCGGGCCAAGAATTGCAGATACAAATGCATATCCTGAGGTTTCATTAACAAACTTTAAGGGACTTGCTCCTTATTACCAAAGAGTTAGAACACCAGAATTAGGATCTGTGTTTGATAGAACAACCATGCCTCACTTAATTGCATGGGATGGTACTGTTTCCAGCCCTGACTTTTTAGTTTCAGAAGGTCCTTGGGCTCCTAGATTATCAGGGAATAAGTTTAATAATCCGGGTCCCTCTTTTATTTCTCTTAGTGAGAAGCCTTATGATATTTCAGCAAAAGCCGCTTCTCTTGAATTAATTGCAGCAGATCCGGGTAAAGCTTATTTTGGATTTACTTCTCCTGTTGGCGGAGGCGAAACTCCTAAAATAGCAGATCCATATACATCAGTATCAAACAGTGATCCTTATGGGTTAAGCGATAATGCTACCATCCAATTAATTGACGGTGAAAGTTCTCCTACAACTAAGACATACAAGCAAGTGTCTATTTATGATATGGATCAGACTCCTCCTTCAAATACTGTTTATTTTCATCATGGTCAAAATGGTCATGAATGGGCTTGTAACTTTAAAGCCGCCGTTGAAGGAAGCAGTGGACATAACGGTACTATTTTAGTTGATATTGAGCATTATCCTAAGATTGTATTAACTCAAAAGAGTACTGGTACTCAAGGTAATACTACTGTTACTTTAGGTGCTGATATGGTTAAAACCCTTAATGATGCTCCTTCTTATAAAAATTCAGTATTAGTATTAGATCCCGGTAATTTTACAGGGGGTGAAGGGACTATTAACCAAGCAGCTACAAATACTGGTGGAACTATTAGTGCTATTGGATACTGGGAGAACAGATTGTGGATGGCTTCCGGTAATACTATTGTAAGTTCTCAGAGAAACAATCCATATAACATGTGGTTTGATGATGGAGATGATCCTACTGATGACGATCCTATTGATCTTAGCCTCAGTGAGACTGATGCAACAAAGATCCAATGGATTGTGCCGTTTGCTTCTTCATGTTTCTTAGGTACTGACGGTACACAGCAGTTTATCCTTAGTGGGGCTGACGATTACATTTCTCCTAGCACTATTGTTCTAAGTAAGGCTAGTGAATACAGCACCTCAAAGACAGCGAAACCCCTAAACATTGGTGAGTCTTTATACTTCAGTGATGCTGGGCGTTTGTTTGTCTATAACAAGACTAAGAATGGTAAAGAGTATTCTTACTCTGTCAGTGAACCAGTCTTTGGGTATTTCCCAACAACTGTAACTCAGACCCTTTTAGTTCCCTCAAATGATTACGCCTTATTTACTACTAATGATACTAGTAAGAAAAATCATGTTTATGTATTCCATCAAAGGCTTATGCCTGACGGTAAGATTGGTCAACAGTCATTCTATCGTTGGATTTACGGAGAGAATGATGCATCCCCGCCTGAGATTAAAAACATCTCGACGACCTCGGATGACTTGCATATTGTCACAAAAGAAAGTAATAAATATTACGTACAAACAATGTCAATGTCTCGTGTTTTAGAGACTGATATTCTACTTGACAAGAAAGTAACAACCACAGGTAGCAATAACTCTGGCAATACCAATTGGACTGTACCGTATGTTACAGACTCAGTGTCTATTGTTCGTGATTCTAATAACTTTGAACCATTAACTGGACTTACTTATTCTAATGACGGCACTACGACTACTGTAGCTAAGTCAGGCATTACGCATGTAAGCGAATCTGTAACGATTGGGGAGCCGTTTACCATGAAACTGGAACTCAGCCCCTTTATCCTTAGGGATGAGAACAGTACTCATATTGACTCATTGGTTCAACTTAAGAGCTTGAATGTGAGGCATCACAAGACAGGTAAGTATGAAGTTGATATTACTCGTCGGGGTAGAACCAATAAGAAGAGTGATCTTCTATTCGATCCGTCTAGGACCAGCAATGCTCTGATTACTATTAACGATGCTGATACGAGTACCCCCTTGCATACTCAAAAGAATGGTCAGTTTAGCGCAAGAATTGCAGGCAATGCTGACGATGTAGAGATTATTCTTAAATCTACATATCATGCTCCTGTTAATCTTACGAATGTTGAAGCGCAAGTAGATGCAAATATTGGTGTGAATGTGAGTATTGAATGATGAAAATTGTGCACATTATATGGACAGACCATGAATCAAACGGTGGTCCGGGCTGGGAACCAGTTGAGGATCAAAAAGAATGGGCGGAAGAGGACTTACCTACGGCTCAGACTGT